TGACGATATCATGCCTATCAAAGGGTGTGATGTCGTCATTTTTGTTGTTGAAGACTATCTAGACGCCGCGGCCATTCAAATGTGGTGTGAAATTTACAATACAATCTACCAAGATCACATTTTTCTCGAAGATTGCGCCAATTACCACACTTTTATCAACGGAGTTCAGACTAATAACGCAAAATATAACCTACTTTTGTGTCAGAGCAAGCAAAAATTGCGTCAAAGTCGTGAAATTTTGGCAAAATGTGGATATTACGAGCACTGGAACGATGCAATGTTGAAAGAAATCCTTGGTGACGACATTGACATCCTGGAATGACTATAAATAATTGAAAAATCCTCTGTCAAATGGCGTTAAAACCATCAAGATCTTACAAGGACTTGAGTTTCACATTCAAAATTAACCCCTTAAAGAAGGATCTTAGCCTTTTGAAGGACGAAAATGCGATTAAGAGGTCACTTCTTAATCTTTTTTCCTATAGAAAGGGTGAAAAGTTGTTTAACGCTAGTTTTGGCAGTGGAATTCCTGATTTGCTGTTTGAACCCTTTGATTTTGTAACGGGTGGATCTATTAAAAATGAGGTTGAGAACCTCATCACTCAATATGAACCTAGAATTAACCTTATTGAGGTAGTTGTAGATTTGAATGAAGAACAATATGAGTATGACATTCAGGTAATTTATAGTATTCCTGATACAGGAGCACAGGTATTCAATACCACAATAACATTAACGTCTTCATCAAAGATTTAATAAATGGCATTCGCACAAGTTAGTTCATTAGATTACGCTGACATTAGATCCGCTCTGGTTGAATACCTGAGGCGCAATACGGATTTTACTGACTACGATTTTGAAGGTTCTACACTTTCTGCCGTAGTTGACCTTCTGGCGTACAATACTTATTATACTGCCTTCAATACAACGATGGCAGTTAATGAAAGTTTCTTGTCATCTGCCTCGTTGAGAGATAATATTGTCAAAGTTGCTAAACAACTGGGTTATACACCAAAATCTGTAACTTCATCAACGGCGACATTACAGTTAAAGGTTGATTATACATCAGTTGCTGCTATTGACCAAAGATTAGTTCCTAGATTCCTCACTCTTAAGAAAGGAAACTGCTTTATTGCGTCAAATCCCGAAAGTAGGAATGAAACTTATCAATTTGCTATTCTTGAAGACGTAGTAAGTCCAGTTACTAATAATATTGCGTATATCTCAAATACTAATGTAGATCAACTTACTGTAAAAGAAGGAATTTACTTAACATCTACTTATGTGGTAGATAATACTATTCCAAATCAAAAATTTGTTCTTCCGAGTGCTGATATTGACACTGAGACGATTAACGTCAATGTCAGGGAAAATGCTCAATCTTCAACTCTTGAAGTATTTACAAAAGTAGACAATATTCTTGATGTTACGGCAGAAGATAAGATTTTCTTTGTTCAAGAAGTCGATGACTCAAGATATGAGTTAATTTTTGGTGATGGAGTCTTAGGAAAGGCACTTGACGATGGACAAGTTATTGAAGTCACATATTTAGTGTCATCTGGTTCTACATCCAACAAAGTTAAGAACTTTGTTTTCTCTGGAGAAATTTATGATGAGAATTTAAATAGAGTTCTTCAAAATATCACAACTACTGTGGTTGCTGGTTCTGATGGTGGTGATGAAATTGAAGATAACGAGATAATTAGAAGAAGTGCTCCACAATTCTATGCTTCACAGAATAGAGCAGTTACCTTAAATGACTATAAAGTCATTACACAAAGACTTTACTCTGCTATTGCTGATATTATTGTCTATGGTGGTGAAAGTGAAGAACCACCTGAATATGGGAGAGTTAAAATTGCTATTAAACCAAAATATAGCGATGTTCTCAGTAATTCAACAAAAAGAGATATTTTAACCAAACTTAAGAAATATACAGTTGCTTCAGTTACTCCTATTATTGTAGATCCATCTGTAGTAGATGTATTAGTTAAATCTAGAATATTCTATGATCAATCTAGAACTAATTTGACGAAAGAGCAAATTAGAAATGTTGTAATTGAAAACTTAACTCAATATAGAGATACTAATAATGTTAGTAAATTTGGCGGATTGATTAGGAAGAGTAGAGTTACTACAGTTGTTGACTCTTCTGAAACTTCAATTTCTGGTAATACAACAGGATTTGTTTTAAGAAAAAAACTTGTTCCAGCATTAAACACTAACGCTCAGTATTTACTTTGCTATGTAAATCCATTCAGGAAGTTTTGTGATGGGGAAACTACTATCACAAGTACAGTTTTTAGAACTGTAAACTATCCTGATGACGATTCATTTATGGAGAATACAGAGGATGGTACAATTAGGATATATACTATTGATTCTAATACTGCTACTAAGAGAATTTTAATTGATAATGTAGGTTCTGTGAATTTTGAAAAAGGTGATGTAACACTTGATTCAATTCAGTTTATTAGTGGCAGTAATGAAGACAATGATATTTTTATTAGCGCGATTCCCAGTAATGATGATATCAGTGCTGTTAGAGAAGTTTATTTAAATCTCTCAGTAGAAGAGAGTTCTTTCCAGATTTTCACAGAAGCGGTCTAAGATGAATTTTAACAAATTAACGATTTCTGATCTTATTGATCAGCAACTTCCAGATTTTGTTGTTAATCAGTTTCCTACATTTGTAAAATTCTTTGAAGAGTACTATAAGTCTCTTGAAATTTCTGGTGGAGTTCTGGATATCACCGAAAATTTCTTAGATTATAAGAATATTGATAATTTAAGAAAATATAATTTAGTAACGACGTATAAAGTACAACAATCTGTTAGTACAACTGATACGTCGATTGTTTTAGATAAAACAGATGGTCTTCCACTTAAAGATGGTCTCATCAAAATTAATGATGAAATTATTTTGTATGGTAGCGTTGATTTAGCTAATAGAACTCTTTTAGACTGCCGTAGAGGATTTACTGCGACAAGTTCTTTTAGTGAAACTAATACCACTATTGAGGAAACTGTTGCTGCTGCTCATGCGGTTGATGACACAGTAACAAACTTATCAAATTTAATTCTTTTTACAATCCTCAAAAACTATGAGGATCAATATCTCTCTGGTTTTCCTTATGAAAACATTCAATCAGAGATTGGTAAAGATACTCTTGTCAGAAATATCAAAGATTTCTATAGTTATAAGGGAACTGATATTTCAATTGAATTTTTATTCAGAACATTATTTGATGAAGAGGTAACAGTAAGATATCCAAAAGATTATGTAATTAAAACATCATATTCTGATTGGACTGTTGATGACATTATTAAAGTTGAATCTATCAGTGGAGATCCTTATGATTTAGTTGGAAATGAATTAAAGCAGACTGATGCTTCTGGAAAGAATACCACTACAGCTATTATTGACCAAATCTTAGTCAATAATATTTCTAACTATGCTTCGGGAAACAAAAATATCTATGAGATTAGATTGAATGTCTTAGATAAGGAATTTTTTGATATTCCTAGTGAAAGTATTCTTAGAGGATCACTTGATTCATCTAGCACTGTGATTACAGTTGATAGTACTATTGGATTCCCTGAATTAAATGGTATTATTGAGATTGATAATGAAATTATTACTTATCGTTATAAAACCTTCAATCAGTTCATTGATTGTGCTAGAGGAGCTTATAGCACAAATCCTGCTGTTCATGCTGATCTGGCAAGAGTGGTAACAACTGAGTATCTTTTTGGATATTCTGGTGGCGAAGAAATTGAAACTAATAAAGTAAAGATGAGGTTGCTTGGAGTTCTCTCCACATCTACTATTAATGATGGCGCTAGTTATTATAGTGAAGGTGAAAGAGTTACATTAACATCAGATGGTACTGAGGACGAAAGAAAGCAATTTACATCATGGATTAAAAATGAATCTGGAACCAAGGCAAGTAGTTCTGATGTTCAAATCAATAACAATATTAAAGATGTTACATCAAGTGTAACGGCAGTATATAAAGATAATACATATGCTTATGTTGCTAGTACAGGACTTCCATCTCACCCAATTGGAGATTTTATTGGAGTTGGATTTGATGTAAAAAATCAAAATATTTTAAAAACAATTCCACTAGAAACTGAAAAGAATACTCAAGAACAACTTACTGGAAATAGACCTATAGGATTGTTTGTAAATGGTGTTGAGGCATTTGGTGCTCAGGATTATGAAGAAGTTGCTTTTGGTGGCATCGAAAGAGTCGATATTATTCAAAAAGGATTTGGATTTGAAACTAATATCCAACCTATTTTTAGAATAAAAGATTCAACGGGATCTAATGCTACTTTTAGTGCCACTATCATAGACGGTAAAATTTCTTCGGTTGATGTGACAAATCCTGGATCAGGGTTTACCTCGGATCATGATTTAGAAGTAACATATGGATTTGATGCTGTGGCGTCAGTGGCAAATGACACTGATTTGCGTAATGGATCTATTCAAACTATTACTGTCACAAATCCAGGACAAGATTATGTTGCTACACCTAATGTAGAAATTATTGATACTACTGGAAAAGGTAAAAATGCTTATGC